AGATTGATATTGTAGCAGAAAACGGGAAAAAGTCAGAGGGCGGCATTACTGTAGATCCGGTAAAAATCGTACCGATCAAATTCGAGTACGGAGCGAGAGTCTCGGACGAATTTTTGTACGCGACAGAAGAGGAACAGCTTGATATTTTAACAGCGTTTAACAATGGTTTTGCGGCAAAAGTAGCGAAAGGCTTTGACCTGGCAGCATTTCACGGCATCAACCCACGGACGGGCAAAGCATCAACAGTTGTAGGCACGAATCACTTTGACAGTAAAGTAACACAAAAAGTCAAATATACAAAAGGAACGCCGGATACAAATTTGGACGCGGCGATTGCAATGGTGCAGGGATCAGACGGAGACGTTACAGGAATGGCGCTGTCAAATACATTCGGGGCAGACATGGCAACGGTAAAGGAAAACGGAGTCAGACAGTACCCGGAATTTCGGTTTGGAGCATCGCCGGAATCTCTCGGAGGAATGAAAACAAGTGTAAATAAGACCGTATACAACGACACTGTGAAAGATCACGCAATCGTGGGCGATTTTTTCAGCGCTTTCAAGTGGGGGTTCTCGAAAGAAATCCCTTTGGAGATCATTAAATATGGCGATCCGGACAACACAGGAAAAGACTTAAAAGGTTACAACCAGGTTTACATTCGCGCAGAAGTCTATCTCGGATGGGGCATTCTTGTGCCGGAATATTTCGCGAGGGTGGTAGACGAAACTTGATATACAGAAACAAACGGACAGGGAATGTGATCGAAACACAGTGCGAACTGAAGGGCGGAGACTGGGAGGCGGAAAAGCCGCCCAGATCCGCCCCTAAAAAGAGAAAGACGGTGAAAAAAGATGAATAACTTTGCTAAGATTGAAGACGTTGAAAAACTGTGGAGATCGCTGACGGAAGACGAAAAAGAGCGCGCAAAAAACTTACTGCCAATAGTAGAGGATAGCTTGAGAATGGAAGCCGATAAGGTAGGGAAAAACCTTGATCGAATGATAGAAGAAAAACCATATTTAGAAAATGTTGCAAAGTCTGTAGTTGTAGATGTGGTAGCGCGCACACTTATGACGTCAACGGACACAGAGCCGATGACGCAGCGGTCGGAATCGGCTCTGGGCTATTCTGTTTCGGGGACATACTTAGTACCGGGAGGAGGCTTATTTATTAAAAAAAGTGAGTTAGCAAGGCTCGGACTAAAGCGACAAAGAATAGGAGTGATCGATCTATATGACGATGATAAAAGGGATCACAGTAACGCTCTATGAAAAAGAAAAAATAAACGAAGACGCCTTCGGAAAGCCGATCTACAAAGAAACGCCGATAAAAGTCAAAAATGTACTTGTAGCCCCCACGAACACATCAGAAATTTTGGATACGCTGAACTTAACAGGGAAAAAGGCAGTCTACACGATCGCAATACCCAAAGGGGATGAACACGTGTGGGAAGACAACAAAGTAGAATTTTTCGGAGAAACTTGGAAAGTGATAGGGCTTCCACAGCAGGGGATTGAACACAATATACCGCTGGAATGGAATCAAAAGTGGATGGTAGAGCGATATGGGTAAGAAAGTAAAAATTGTTTTGAACAGAAAAGGAATCACAGCACTATTGCGATCGGAAGAGATGCGCGCAAACATACAAAAACACGCGGAACAAATTGCCGGAGCATCCGGCGGAACAGTCGAGACATATGTAGCGCAAACAAGGGCGGTTGCGGAAGTAACAGGAGACGACGGAAACAACAGCTTATTAAAGGCGGTGGGAAAATGATCGAAGAAATCGTAAGAGAACACCTAAAAACGATTCTGGACGTACCGGTGTTAATGGAAGAGGAAAACGAGGAAAAGAAATATATCTTGATCGAAAAGACTGGAGGAAGCGAAGCGGATTATATTAAACACGCAACGCTGGCAATCCAGTCTTTTTCTACACCGCTCTACTCCGCGGCTGAATTAAACGAAGAAGTAAAGAAAGCAATGAAACGAATCGCAGAAAGAGATGACGTTTGCAGGTGCGAACTAAACAGTGACTACAATTACACGGATACAAAAAGAAAAAAATACAGATATCAAGCTGTATTTAACATAGCGTACTACTGAAAGGAGAAAGAAAAATGTCAGATGTGAACAATGTAAGTGCAGGAAAACCCAAAATAGGAGGAGCAGTCTTCGTAGCGCCGATTGGAACAGAGCTGCCGAAAGATGTAACGACACAACTTAACGCGGCTTTTAAGGGACTTGGATATTGCTCTGACGATGGGATAACAAACACAAACAGCCCGGAAACGGAAGAACAAAAGGCATGGGGCGGAGATACAGTGCTGAACATGCAGGCAAGCAAAGCAGATACGTTTAAATTAAAGCTCTTGGAAGTGCTGAATGTAGATGTATTAAAAACAGTGTACGGGGAAAACAACGTAACGGGAACGATAGAAGACGGAATAACAATTAAAGCAAACAACAGTGAGACAGAACAAGTATCTTGGGTATTTGACATGATACTAAAAGGAGCGGTGAAAAGAATTGTAATTCCGCAAGCAAGCATCTCAGAGCTAGGGGATATTGTATACAAAGACAACGAGGCAACGGGATACGAATTGACAATCGCAGCAGTCGCAGACAAGACGGGAAATACACACTACGAATATATTAAAAAAGCAGGATCGGAGGTAATGAAAAATGATTAAAGGAACAACAAAAAGCGGGTTTGACTATACAGTACAAGAAGAAGCATTAGACGATTACGAACTGCTTGAAGAATTACGGGAAATAGACAAAGGAAACACAAGTCTGGTAGTAGACGCAATAGAAAAAATCATTGGACCAGAACAAAAGGAACAATTAAAAGAACATGTGAGAGACGAAGCGGGAAGAGTGTCGATAAAACGAATGTTTGATGAAATCGGGGAGATTTTAAGAGGAAACCAAGAGGGAAAAAACTCTTGATCCTCGTTTGTATGCTAAACACAGACGAGGAGGCGCTCGTATGCGATTTTGCGGAAACGTATCGGATTTATAACTATAAAGAGATACCGTGTAAAATGGCGGCGATATATGCAAAAGGTTTAAAAGAAAACGCGAGAATAAAAATGAAATTGGCAGGCGTTAAAGTTACGCTGGAAGATATGCTATTGGCATCTATCGCAGATCATACAAAATTGCTGACATGGATGCAAACAGAAGATGCGCGTAAAGGAAGAAACAGACCCAAAACGATATTACCGAGACTACTTGGCGAAGAAGAACGAAAAATCATATCGTTTGAAACTGGGGAAGAGTTTGAGAAAGAATGGAAACGGCTGACAGAAAAGGGGTGAAATAGTGGAAAAGACAGAACTTGCGAAGGCGTATGTGCAAATTATACCGTCCGCAAAAGGGATAGGCGGAATGCTGCAAAACGAAGTAGGCGGAGAAACGGATGCGGCAGGAAAATCGCTCGGAGGCAGAATCGGCGGAGCGATCAAAGTCGCTGTAATCGCGGCGGGGATCGGAAAAGCCATTTCTGCGTCAATCAGCGAAGGTGCAGAACTAGAGCAAAGCATAGGCGGAATCGAAACACTATTTAAAGACAGTGCAGAGAAAGTAAAACAAAACGCTGCGAACGCCTACAAGACGGCTGGGATGAGCGCAAACGAATACATGCAGTTAACAACAAGCTTCTCCGCGAGTCTGTTACAAAGTTTAGGAAATGATACAGCTAAAGCGGCAGATGTGGCAGATATGGCAATGACAGACATGTCCGATAACATGAACAAAATGGGATCGAACATGGAGGATATCAAAAACGCATATCAAGGCTTTGCAAAGCAAAACTACACAATGCTGGACAACCTAAAACTAGGATACGGCGGCACAAAAACGGAAATGGAGCGGCTGCTTGCGGATGCGGAAAAAATCACAGGAGTAAAGTATGATATCAATAATTTATCAGACGTATACTCGGCGATTCATGTAATACAAGGAGAGCTTGGAATTACAGGAACAACGGCGAAAGAAGCGGCAACAACACTGTCGGGGTCTTTGGCATCCATGAAAGCGGCGTTTAAAAATCTGCTCGGGAATATTGCGATAGGAGAGGACGTTACAGATGAATTGAAACAGGTCGGAGAAACGGTCGTTACATTCTTGACAGGTAACTTAATACCGATGATCGGAAATGTACTGGCGTCAATTCCTGATTTGCTCGGAAAGGATTTTGCAGCGGCAGGGCTGAACATGATCGCAGAGAACAGCGATCAAATATTGGAATCAGGAGTTTCGTTCGTGACGTCGCTTGTAACAGGAATTATAACAGCGCTTCCGTACCTTGCGGAGGTGGCGCTGAACTTGGTAGCATCTTTTGCAAATGCGATTTTAACGATGGATTGGCTGCTTGTTGCACAAAATCTGATAACGGGATTAAAAACGGGATTGGAGACAGCGGCGGTTGAAACACTGGGAACAGATACAAATATAGTAGACACGATCATGACGGGAATATCGGAGAAATTACCGGAATTCTTAAACAAAGGCGTCGAGATGGTGACGAAAATTGCGAACGGAATACTAGAATCGCTCCCACAATTAATTACGATGGCAGGCGAAGCAATAGTAAGTTTTGTTAGCGGAATGCAGTCGATGCTTCCGACGATAATGCAAAAGGGAGCGGAGCTTATTTTAAATCTTGTCAACGGTATTATAACGAATTTGCCGCAGATTGCATCAGCGGCAGGAAGTGCAATTATACAATATGTAGCAGCAATAGGGAGAAACCTGCCGTCTGTATTACAAAGCGGAATCGAAATCATCGGGAAATTAGCTGCGGGATTAATACAGGCAATACCGAAATTGATCGCACAAATACCAACGATCATAACGAACATAAAAAATGAGTTTTTATCCGTGGACTGGGGAAAAATCGGGTTAAATATCATAAAAGGAATCGCGAACGGATTAGCAAATGCAGCAGGCGCATTGTGGGACGCGGTAAAAAGTGCGCTGGGAGACTTTAAAGACAACATATTAGGCTTCTTCGGGATTCATTCGCCTTCGCGCTGGGGAGAATACGTAGGTAATATGATCGATCAAGGAATTGCAAACGGAATTTCGGGCGATGCGAAATTAGTAACAGACTCCGCGAACCTTGTAAAAAAAGCTGCATATGACCCATTGACAACAGATCTATCATATACGACAAACATCGGAAAAATAGGGAACGAAAACGGGCGACGCGGAATTGAAGAAAGACTGGATGCACTAGAAGAAGTGCTGATTACTATAGCAGGGAAAAAGCAAGAAGTTACAATGCTTCTAGACAGACGAGAATTAGGCAGAGCTTTGTTGGAAGTATAAAGGTAAAGCAAAAATGATACGATATATCAATTCAGAAGGAAAAGAATATAAATTTTACGATGCAAGAGTGAGAGCAACAAGCGGAAATTTTCACAAGCACGCTTGGACGCCGGAAACGAGCAAAAGAAAAATAGGAGAAATTGTACAAGGTTTTGAGAAAGACGCGGCGGAGTACGAAATCACTTTTACGGTTAGAGGAGCGTTGGAAGATCGAAAAACATTTTTGGATGAAATGCAGGATGCGTTCGAAACAGATGTTTTACTAGAGAGACCGGGAAGAATTTATTTTGGGGATTATTACATAGATGGGTTTGTAACATCGTCCGAAACAAAAACGTCGGATATAGCAGTCTATTATTCGCAAAATAAGGTGAAATTGTATTGTCCACGTCCAATATGGACAAAAGAAAACCCGTATACGTTTTACAGTTACGGCGCATCGTCATCTGATAATAAACGTTACCCCGGGCGTTACCCGTTCCGATACGCGAATGGCATGAACAACACACATGTCCAAAACCCTCATTTTACAGATGCAAATTTTACACTTGTAATTTATGGGCCGGTCGTAAACCCTCAAGTCATCATCGGAGATAAAAGCTATTTAGTTAATATTGTTTTGGAGCAGGGAGAACGGTTGGAGATAGACAGCCGCACAAGAACCGTTACAAAAATATCAAAAAACGGTGAGCAAGTCAACGCGTTTCATAACCGGGAAAAAGGAAAGAAATTTTTTAAAAAGATCCCACCCGGACGGCAAAAAGTTGTATGGTCGGGTAAATTTGACTGGGATCTCGTGATCTACGAAGAAAGGAGCGAACCAAGATGGAGCGGGTGGAAGCAACGCTAAATGGGAGCACGCAGAATTTACCGGGAATCGGAAAAGATCGCTACCAAGGAAAACTAAACGCGCCGACAACGAAAGCGAAAGAAGCGGTTTACCCGGTAATGATTACCGCGACTGGGGATAATGGCGGAGTAACAGAAGAGACACGAGACTTGATCGTGCGAAACGCAGACCTATTCCCACTGGAATTTATCATTGCCCGAAAAAACGGAGAAGAGCTGGGATTTTTAGATCAGAGCGTTGCGATCGACATGGATCTTGGAGATACGGACGACTTTGAAATCCGCTTACCGCAGGAAGAGTGGACAAAAGAATGGTACTGGTACGGAAATCGCATTTTTGTACCGGGAACAGAATACGGCGGAATCCTAAACAGCCTCGAAGTGATGACCAAAACGCAAGAAATTGTGTGGTGCGGCACAACGTGGAGAGGACTGTTAAAGCAAAAAATCATAGAACCGCCGGAGGGAGAGGACCACCTGACGGTGAGCGGAGACTTGAACGACATCTTGAGAGAACTTATCAAAGACCGATTCGACGGTCTTTTTTTTGTACCGGAAGAAAAGGCGGGGATCACCGTCACAGGCTGGCAGATCGACCGATACGTCACGTTATATGATGCAGTCGATAAAATGTTAAGCACTCAAGGATATCGCCTGCAGATCAGCTATATTGAGCCGGAAAACCTTGATTACGGGTATGTTTCCATCAGAGCTGTACAAGTCAAAGACTACTCGGAAACACTGGAATACTCACAAGACGGAGAGGTACAGTTTACCATAAAAGATTACAGAGGCGGTGTCAATCACTTGATCTGCGCCGGAAAAGGACAAAACGAAGAGCGGATCATCCTGCATTTATACGTACAAAAAGACGGAAGCGTCGGAAAGACTCCGTATTACACAGGACTCGAAGAAAACGAAGCGGTTTATGAGTTTTCGAGCGCGGACAAAGAAAAGCTGGAAGAGGATGGAACAAAGCGACTGAAAGAGCTGCAAAACTATAAAAGCATCAACGTCAACGTAGAAGGGATTGACTTGGAAATCGGCGATATTGTCGGCGGATATGAAGAAATTACAGGGACGAGACTACAACAGCCGATCGTCAGGAAAATCATAAAAATAAAAAACGGAAAAACAACAACAGAATATAAAGTAAAAGGAGATGATTAAATGGGAAAGTTGAAAGGAATTACAATCAATACCGACCCAGCGGCGGAGGCACATATTTGCGCGGAAGACGACGCAGCGATTTATCAGAGCATCGTCGGATCAGACGGGGTCATGATGATCGGCCAGCAATGTGAAAGTCAAGTAATCAGTAACAATAAAGTCAGGGTAAAAGACGGAGTTATCGTAGTAGGCGGACATTTTGCCCGCATCCAGTACGGAGATTATATTGATTGCGAGATCGCCAACGGGCAATCCGGAAGAAACCGAAACGACATCATCATAGCAAAATTCGTCACCACGGGAACAGGCGGCATCGACACCTATACATTAGAGGTCAAACAGGGCGCATCCACAACCGGGGCGGCAACCGATCCGGCGCTAACACAAAACGATCTGTACCAATCGGGAAAAATCAGAGAAATGCCGCTCTATCGAGTGAAAATTGAAGGATTAAGCATCACAAAAGTAGAAAAGATGTTCGAAAGCATCCCGACAATCCCTATGTTAAATACATATTTGTCAGAGTTACAGTTGTATCACGATAAAAAGATGCTCACACCGACTGATCTCGGATTGAACACTGGGATTTGGAAAACAATAGTAAACAACTCTTACAAGACCGGTAACACGATACACCTAAACATGGAAATCTACACAACCGCTATAATTGTTGCAAATAATGTGTACAACAATGCTTTTACGATACCGTCACAGTACCGACCGTTAATTGATACTGCTGTCAATGTAACTGCATCAGATGGAGAGTATAAAAATCCAGTTGCCTGTACCTCTTTAGCAAAAGCAAACGGCAATCTGTTTTTCTGCATCCCAAAAGCCACAAATAATTACATTTTTATTGATGCAGAGTGGGAA